TCAACGAACTGTCGGAGGCTGACTAACAATGCCAAGCGTAAGCCATTCAGAAGTCGACAGCTACCTGCTGTGCCGACGCAAACACTATTACGGTTACGGCCTCAGCCTTGAGCGCATCAACCAAAGCAACTCGCTTGCCACTGGCACAGCTGGACACAAAGTATTAGAGGTGTTCTATCGCACGATCCTTGATGGCGGTCAGACGTGCGAAGAGCAAAAAGATGTCTTCGAGGCGGGCCTGACGGCAGCTCGTGACGCATTCGCAGAAATAGTCAGGGAAGGCTATGAAGATGCGTCTAGCAGGGCTCGCCTCGAAGACATATTGTTTGACGAAGAATGGGGCTACTTTGCCAACGAGTTCTTTGTCAACAACGGCTGGCGAATACTAGCTGTCGAAGCAGAATACAACTTGCTATACGACGAAGACAGCCAAGCAACCTACCCGTTTGTCGTAGACATGGTGGTTCAAGACACTGAGGGTCGGTATGTTGTCGTCGATCACAAGTTTGTGTACGACTTCTACACGCCAGAACAAACTGATCTGCAGCCACAGATTCCTAAATACATTGGCGCGTTGCGAGCGCTGGGCTACGAGATTGCTTACGGTGCATACAACATGCTTCGCACACGCAAGATAAAAGCTCCGACAGCTGAGAACATGCAGTACCTGTTGATTCTCAAGCCGAACAAAGAGCGTGTTGTCAACACTTTTATGGAACAGCTCGGCGTGGCGGCAGAGATTCAAGCGCTCAAAGAACTTAGCATTGAGGACCAAAACAAGCGGGCCTACCGCACAGCCAACAAAATGGTGTGCCAGTCCTGTTCGTTTAGGGACATTTGCTCAACAGAATTAGTCGGCGGCAACGTCGAACTAATGAAGAAAACCGAATACAAAATACGAGAAAGACGAGAGTTTGCTCCCGTCGTGATTGAAGGAACTAACAATGAGTAATCGCCTTGATGAAATCCTTGGGCGCATGACTGATCTTGGGTCGGAAAAAGTCAGCAAGAACCTGATGGCAATGCTGTATGGCAAGCCTGGTACTGGCAAGACCGTCCTATCCGTTGCGCTTGCACAACAAATAATTAAACCTAAGCAGAAGGTGCTGTACATCGACACCAAAGAAGGATGGGTGTCGCTGGAGAACCATCCCAAACTACTCAAGAATGTCGTACGTGCAGAGTACAATTCATTCTCTGACTTTGCTGTAATTGCTAACGCAATTGCTAACAAAGAAAAAGGGTTGGACAAAGTAGGAGCTGTCGTTATTGACGAGTTCTCTACCGCTGCCGACATGCTGCTTGACGCTTTGTTCCGCGAGGACGTAGGCGCAAGACCAGATGAAATCCCTACAGACAATCTCGATGCAAGACTGTACAAACCACTTGGTGACGCATGTCGTAAAGCTGTCGAGATGTTTCAGAACATTGCTGGTGTTCACGTGATCCTTGTAGCTCACGAGCGTGAGGTTGTTGACCATCGCAAAGTTAAGGTAATCAAGCCAGGCTTTACCCCGAAGAACAATGACGGGTTGCAGAAGCTGATGCACGTTACCGCACACGTCACCAACGAAATCAAGGGAGCTGGTAAAAACATCAGCTACGAGCGTCTGGTACAGTCGCACCCGTCAGCGTTGGTTGACGCCAAGTCACGCATTGGTGGCTTGCCCCTAACTTCCACACCTGAGGACTTCATTGCAGTCATTAGTGACTGGCTTGGAGACAACACCAAAGGCGTGGTAGCAGAGGACAAAACCTTGGCCTCTGATGAACTGCCAGAAGAAGGCGTGCCCGTCTCTGAAGAGTACATCGAAGACGACGAGCCCGTTTACGCTGGCGAATAACTGATAACACTGAAAGGTAAGAACAATGGCATTGCTTGAAGATTATGGCATTGACACATCTGACATCGAAGCTCCGTCATACGAGCTTGAGGACGGCATCTACGAGTTTGAGGTCGGAGATGTTTACGTGAAGCAGGGAAGCCAAAACTACCCTGACCGTTCATGGGTAATCATGGAATACCTTGTGGGCGACACGGGAATCAAGAAGAGCGAACTCTTTGAACTTCCTGCTGACCCAGAGAACATCACTGACCGAGAGAGGACCAAGCTTGGCTACTACGTAGCACGGCTCATGGACCTTGGTGTCGAACGCGATGAGGTCAACAACGTTGACCGTGACGATCTCATCGGACTCCGTGGAACTCTCCAGCTTTACAGCTCTGCTGGTAAGGGCAAGAACGCTGGTAAGATGTTCCAGAACATTAAGAATGTAAAAGTTGGTAAGTCTTCTGGCGCTCCCCAGCCAGCCCAGAAGAAAGCCCGCCAGACAGCTGCTGATAACCCCTTCGCCTAGCAGCGGGCGGGCCGGTGGTCCCGAGAATTTTTATTCTCCTTTCTCGGGACCACCAATCCTTAAGGACGAATAATGGATGCGACGACAGAATTAACAGATTTTTATAACTACATCTGGGGCGAAGACCCCGTAACCGACAGCCCGACATACGTGTACATACCTGTCGAACATGAAGGCAAGTGGGTGCCGTACATGTTTGCGTGGCCTCGCCAACGCAACGGTGTCATCAAACACACATTGAAATGGTCAGCTGTCAAAGCCAACGTGTTTTACTCACCAGCACTGTACAAAGCCGCGAAGCCGATTAAAGAAAATGTGCTGGGCAGTAATGTGTTGTGGGTCGACTTCGATGGTAACGCTCCGACAGAGTGGCCAGACGAAGAACCCGACGTAGTATACATACCACCACCGACACTGATCGTGCAGTCCTCTATTGAAGGGCACGAGCACTGCTATTGGAAACTGGACAAGTTTCTGGACAACATCGAAACATTGGAAGACCGAAATAGAGCTATTGCGTATTTGATGCACGCGGACACATCAGGCTGGGACGCAGACCAAATTCTACGACCCATTCGCACCACAAATCACAAGCGCAACATGCCCGTGATTGTGAAGGAGTGGGAACGTGAAGACACGGTATAGTCTCGAAGACTTTGACCAGATACCGTCAGCCAGAAAAATTGTCAGCACTGACATAGTTCTTGGTGAGCTTCCTACACTGGACGATGTGCGGGCACTCGCACATTGGACCAACGATCTGTTGGAGAAGTTTAACCGTGGGCCAGAATACTTTGCAGGCCCGCCAAAGAAAGACCGTTCAGCAGCCATGTCGGAGCTGGCACATTTAGGCGCTGAGCTGGGCTGGGGCGACGAACAAATTGCGGTAATGCTATATGACGCTGACGACAGGTGGGGCAAGTACAAAGGGCGTTATGACCGTGACCGGCGCATGGCTGACTTCATCAACCGTGCCCGACAGAAACACGGTTACAACTCGTTAGACAATGTTGACCTGACCAAGATGATTGAGTCAGCCAACCAGACCACGCCAATCATGGGCGAGTCCAAACTGATTTATGGGTATCAAGAGTTTGTTGATGCCGAGTTCAAGATTGAATGGATACTTGACGGCCTGCTTGCGCAGGGCGGATTAGGTTTGATTACTGGGTACCCCGGCACAGGTAAGACCCAGTTTTCTATAGGCGTGGGGGCGCACCTAGCACTCTCCAAAGAGAAATTCCTGAAATGGTCCAACGTCGCAGGGTCAAAGAAGGTTCTCTTTCTGTCGCTGGAGATGGGTGCGGCCCCACTTAATCACTTCATGGGCACCATTGCCAAAGGGTACGACGACATGAACACGCTTAACCGCAACTTCCTTGTCGCACCCTTTGGCACGCCCGTGTATCTCGACACGCCCGAGGGTCAAATATTTCTTGACCAGATAATGAATGAGCACATGCCCGATGTCATCATTATTGACTCGCTGCAGAAGGTGTCGTCTAAAGAGCTGACCGATGAGCAAGCGGTAAAGACATTGATTCACTATTTGGCAACCGTACGTGCCAAGTATTCTTGCGCCATGCTGATGATTCACCACAACCGCAAGAAACCCAATGATGGGCAGAAGAAGGGCGTAGAACTGTCGGACGTGTATGGTTCAACGTACATTACGACAGATGCCGACTTTGTGGTATCGCTCAAGATTGTTGAGGGCGATCTGCTGCAAGTCGACACACTGAAGAACAGGTTAGGGCCAACCTATGACCCGTTCCAGATTGAACGTAACCCAGAAACACTTGGGTTTACTTCAGAGCTAGGCAGAGTATTTGAGCAGTTTGGGGTAAGAGATGGCGATATTGAAATCTGACAACATTGATGCGGAAAGCCGCAAAGTATTAGAGCTGCTGGCCGCTAACCCAGGAAGCGTAATAGCGCTGGACACGGAAGCCACAGGCATCAGGGTTGCATCCCACGAGGACACATGTATCGGTGCAAGCATTGCTGCTGTTGTCGGTAAAAACGCGTTCAGTCATTACTTTCCTTTCCGCCACGAGGTAGGCGACAACATCGGAACCGAAACCTTTAACTTGTTTAAACAAGTTATGGAAGAAGGCGAGCACACGTTTATTTATGTGAACGCACAGTTCGACATCTTATCGCTGGAAACTGTGGGCATTTACCTTGGTCCCGAAAACTTTTACGACGTGCCAACAATGGCCCACTTGATCGACGAGAATAAGCCCTACGCCAAAAGCCTTGACCAACTATCCCAGCACTACATCGACAAAAAGATTGGCAAAGTAAAAGACCTCA